AACAATATAAATGCAACAAAAATTATATCAGGTGCAGTTTTAACAAGACACATAGGCTCACAGCAAGTAACTACTAATCGTATAGATGCTTTAGCAGTTACTAATGGAAAGTTAGCCGCTGATGCAGTAGATGGCACAAAAATTGCAGATGATTCTATAGATTCAGAACATTATGTAGATGGCAGTATTGATACAGCACATATTGCAGACGCACAAGTAACACTAGGTAAACTAGCGGCAAACTCTGTAAACTCATCAAAGATAGTAAACGGTAGTATTGTAACAGCAGATTTAGCAGATAATTCAGTAACTCAGTCAAAAATAGTTGCAGGGTCTATAACAGCAACAGAATTAGCAAGTAACTCAGTAGATAGCGCAGAACTCGTAACAGGTTCAATTGATACTATACATATTGGAGCAAACTCAGTAACAAGTGCAAAGATAGCTGGTAATGCTGTCGGAACAAGCGAAATAGCACTCAACTCGGTCACAGCTGGTATAATCCAAAACGGTATTGTAGGAACAGCAGAATTAGCGGATAACTGTGTAACAGCAGCTAAGATAGCAGACGGTTCTATTACTAGCACACAAATAGGAACAGGACAAGTAGGTTCATCAGAACTAGCTGCAAACTCAGTAGATTCATCAGAACTCGTATCGGGTAGTATTGATACTATTCATATTGGAACTTCACAAGTAACAACGGCAAAGATTGCTAATAGTAATGTAACAAATGCAAAACTAGGAGCTAACTCTGTAACATCAGCTAAGATAGCAGCAAACAATGTTGGGTCAAGTGAGATTGCAAATAACTCTGTAACAACTACACAATTATCAAGTGCAGCACTTGATGGTAAAACTATGACAGGTACAATTAGTTTTGATAATGATGCAGTAGTAAATTTACAAGATGATACTAGATTTAGAACAAACGGTCATTTAGGTATTAATGATACAGCAGCACCTCAAAGATTTCATATGAACAGTGTAGCTGGTATGGATGTAGGTACAGGAAGTTCAACTTCAACTGCACAATTTACACTAGATACTTTTGCAGCAGCTACATTTAGAACTGCTAAGTACTTAGTACAAGTACACAATTCAACAGATACAGATTTTCAAGCAATAGAAATTTTATTATTCCATGATGGTACAGATGTATACTTAACACAGTACGCATCTATATTTGAAAATGGAGCACAAGCAGCATTTGATGCAGACTTAGTATCAGGTAATATAAGATTAAGAGCAACGCCAGCAAGTACAGATAGTATGGCGTTCAAATTTATCAGGACAACAATAGAGGTATAAAATGGGACAAAAATTAGACTTTAATATCGAAGACGCAGGATTAAAAATTGATGGTAGTGATGTTATCGATGCTAGTAGGAACTTTGAAGGTGCAGTAGCTGCTAATAAAGTAGGCTCAGGTACTATCGCAAAAGCTAGACTACCCTTTACAATAACAACAACAGCACCAACAAATACCACAGGCACGAGTGATGGTCATGTATGGTTTGTTTATTCGAGTTAAAACATGGCAATATATGTTAATGATAGTGGCACATTACGTCAGATATCCTTTCTTGCAATCAACGATGGCGGAACAATACGAAGGGTTAATGAAGTATACGTAAACGATAACGGTAACTTAGCTGGGCCGTTTTCTGCTATTCATGAAACGTCAAGAAACACTGCAACATCAAATGTAACAAATACAACTGATATTGTTACAACATTCAACACCACCACTGCTTTTGATACAAATTATAATACAACAACAACTTTCGATACTAGCAGAACAACAGAGTTTAATACATCAAGAAGCACAGAAACTAATTTAGTAACTACATTCGCAACTACCACAATATTTGCAACTACAGTAAATACTACAACTGCATTTACAACAACTACAGCGTTTAATACTACTACAACTTTCAACACAACTCTTACTACGGTTACAGATTTCACAACCACAACTGCGTTTAACACAACTACAACGTTTGATACAAATACAACTACAACAACCGACTTTACAACAACCACTGCGTTTAACACAACTACTACGTTTAATACTACTATCACAACGACTACCGCTTTTACTACTACTACAGCGTTTAATACAACTACGACTTATGCTACAGCGATGGGTACAGTTACAGCGTTTAATACAACTACAGCATTTACTACAACTACTACGTTTGATACAAATACTACAACAACGACTGCCTTTAATACAACAACTGCATTTACAACTACGACAACTTTTAATACTACTAAAAGCACAACTACAGCATTTAATACAACTACAACCTTTGAAACTACTACAACCTTTGAAACTAGCAGAAACACAACTACAGCGTATAATACAACAACTACATTTACTACAACAACAACCTTTAATACAACGCTTACTACAACAACCGATTTTACTACTACTACAGTATTTAATACTACAAGAAGTACAACGACTGCGTATGAAACAACAACCACATTTACAACGTTTTTTGATACAGTAATATTAACAAATAGATTAACTGAATTTACAAATAGCACATCATTTGCTACTACAAGAACTACAACGTTTGATACAACTACAGCTTACACTGATAATACTTCGCAGTCTACAACAAGAACAACAACATTTAATACATCGACTGCATATGTAGATAACACTTCTTTTGCAACAACAAGAACAACAACCTTTAACACAATAACTACATTTACAGCATCTACAAGTTATAATACAACGCAGTCTACAAATACAAGTAAGAACACAGCTTTAGCTGCAGTAAATACAAGTTATACTACAACGCAGTCTACAAACACAAATAGAAATACAGGGTTAGCTGCAGTAAATACAAGTTATACTACAACGCAGGCTACAAATACAACTAGAAATACAGGCTTAGCGGCAGTAAATACAAACACTGCAAGAAGCACAAACACAAGTAGAAGTACAGGATTTACTAATAGTACAACTAGAAATACAGCGTTCTCAACAAACACAAGTAGAAGTACAGGGTTTACTAACTCAACTTCTTATAACACAGCATTTGCTACAAACACAAGTAGAAATACAGGATTAGCCGCAGTAAATACAAATACAGCAAGAAGTACAGGATTTACAAATAATACAAGTAGACTCACAGAGTATGCAGATAATACAGCATTTACAAATAATACTACAAGAAGTACAAATACATCAAGAACTTCTCAATATAGCGTTAATACTTCTTATAATACAGGATTCGGTACAAATACAAGTAGGAACACGGGGTTAGCAGCCGTTAATACAGCCTTTGCTACGAACACAGTAAGAAATACAGCCACAGCAAGAAGCACAAATACAGCAAGAAGTACAGGATTTACAAATAATACTTCATTTGCGACAAATACTGCAAGAAATACTACGACCGCATTTACATATACATACTTTACTTATTATTCTGGTTATACTCAGACGGTGTATAATACAAACACTACAACTACTTATACATATAATACAGCCCAAGCTACAAATACTGCAAGAAATACAGCATTTACAAATAATACAGCATTTACAAATTCTACAGGATTTACAAATAATACTACAAGAAGTACAAATACAAGTAGAGTTACGCAATTTACAGATAATACTACAAGAAGTACTACAAGAAGTACAAATACAAGTCAGTTAACTGCATATGTAGATAACACAGCATTTGCTACAAACACAGCCAGATCAACAAATACAAGTAGAAATACATCATTTGCTACAAATACTGCAAGAAATACAGCATTTACAAATTCTACAAATACAAGTAGACTAACTGCATATGTAGACAACACTTCACAAGCTACAACAAGAAATACAAACACTGCAAGAGTAACACAGTATGCAGATAATACTACTAGGTCTACTGCTTATAATACAAACACTGCAAGAACAACAGAGTATGCAGATAATACAGCATTTACAAATTCTACAAATACAAGTAGATTGACCGCATATGTAGACAACACTTCATTTGCTACTACAAGAAGTACGAATACAAGTAGACTAACTGCATTTACAAATAACACTTCATTTGCTACTTCAAGAAGTACGAATACAAGTATGGTAACTACATTTACAAATAACACTTCATTTGCTACTACAAGAAGTACGAATACAAGTTTAGCCACAGGCACTTCACAGTCAACAAGTTATACTACTACACAAGCTACGAATACAGCGAGAGCCACAGGTACTTCACAGTCAACTGCGTATAATACATCTTTTGCGACAAATACATCAAGAACAACAGGTACTTCACAGTCAACAAGCTATACTACTACACAGACTACAAATACAAGTAGAACTACAGAGTTTACTACAGCATATCAAACCTCAAGACTGTCTTCTAGAAGCACAGGTACAAGTAGAGCAACAACAACAGTATTCAATACTTCACGGGGAACAATAACAGATAGAGGTACAACAACAACATTTAATACAAGTAGAGGAACAGTTACAACTAGGTCTACTGGAACAAGTAAAGATACAAGTACAACATTTAATACTTCTAGAGTCTCAGATACAACTAGAACAACTGGCACAAGTAAAAACACTGTAACTACATTTAACACTACTTTAGCTACTGGTACAAGTAATGTAACTCTTACAAGTAGAGCAACAACAACAACTTATGCTACTTCTCAAGGAACCATTACAACTAGGTCTACTGGAACAAGTAAAAGCACTACTACTACATTTGACACTAATACTACAACGGGAACAACTAGAGGAACAATTACTTCTAAAGATACAGTATCCACTTTTAATACTACTAGAATTTCTGAAACAAGTAGAGGAACAGTTACAGTTAAAGACACAGTATCTACATTTGCAACTTCTAGAGACTCTGTTACAACTAGAGGAACAGTTACTTCTCAAGATACAGTATCTACATTTGAAACTTCCAGAGCTTCATTAACAAGTAGAACTACAGGCACAGATAGAAGTACGACCTCTACATTTAATACTACAAGAAGTACAGACACAAGCAGAACAACAGTATTTGGAACTTCAACAGTATTTAATACAACTAGAACTACAACGTATGCAACAGGTAGAACTACTACCACTACAATAGAAACAAGTAGATTATCAGATACAACTAGGACAACAACTCCTACAACTACAACAACTTTCGATACATCTACACAAGTATTTGAAAGAATTACTGCATCAGCAGCTGGGACTATATTTGATACAGAAGTTTCTAGCGCAGAAGCATTTGACGCCTCTTTCTGGGATGGTAACAAGTGGGCGGAATAATAATAACTAACCAAAGGAATAATAATGAGATTAAAAGAAGAAGATATCACTCCTAAATACGTGAGTGATAAATTAGAAAGTTTAGGTAATGCTTTATTTGATTCAATACATCAATTTGAAGAAAGATTACAAGAGCAAGAAAAACATATAATAGAACTAAAACAAACAATAAAAACATTAAAAAATGGGTAAACTAGTACCAATGTCGAGTGTTGAAGAACTCGGAGACCAGTCAACTCATATATTTAAATCAGGATCTTGCATAAGACCACAAAAAGATTTGAATGAATTATCTAATTTAAAAAAATTAATAATACCTGAGTCTAGAGAAGGTGTAGATTTTGTTTATGATGTATGGTTTAATACTAATGAACTTATGACTATTAGAAAATGGTTATATACAGATTTTTTAGGTGCAGGAATATATATGAGAATAAATTCAGTACTAATCAATGATAAACTAATGAACGCAATAGTGAAATCAGACGTTGAAATTGACAAGGAACGATTACAAAAAATTAAAAATAACTTACGAAATAAATATCACTTAAAAGAGATTGAAGAAGAATATGATAAAGTAGTGTTTCCTCCAGGAACAAATCTTCTTAGTAAACAAGAGAAGTGTGTACACTGGGGTAGAATAGAACAATGCATAGAAGAAGGTTATGTTATTAAGCCGCATCCTATTACTACGGAATTATTTATAGCCAAATTAAAAAGAAAATTTGGTAAAGATAAAGTATTAAATAAAAGAAGCGGTGGAATGGAATTACTAATGAAATGTTCTCACGTGGCTACTATGCCCAATAGTGAGATGGGACTTATAGCATTATTACTTAAAAAACATTTAAGAATGATAAGTTATTCAAAAAAAGAAAGAGAAAAAAGTTTATTAACATATGAAAGCATTTATCATGCGTGTGGAAACTCAAATGGTTATACAGGCATAGAAAAAATACTTTCAGCAAAAAACTCTGGCATAATATTTGCCTTTGATAAAGATGCAAAGCATAGAATGGATTTATACATAAATAATTTTTGGGAGTATAGAAAACACAATGATTGAAATAGTACATACATGGAAGCCTACGTGGAGTTTCTTCACTTTAGCTTCTCTTATAGACAAGGACGAAGAGTATCGTTTACATTTATATGTAGATGAGGATGACTATGCGGATTTACCTGTTACCTGGATACTTGAAAATATACCAAATGTTACAATATACGAAAGCTATTGGAAAAAAGACTATGCAGCTAGAGCAATCCAACATCTTAGACTGCATTGGAAAGATAGAGGATTACATAAAAGAATTTTATACGCAGGAGGTAATAGACTATTTCTAAAAAGTGGATGGACACAAGAAATACCAAAAGAAAGTTTTTTCCAAACAAAAATGGCTCACTTATCTAGAAAGAAAGTATTTGTAGGGCACAAAGTATTCTCTAGTTATTATGGAATGTTAGATTTTGCAAAAGCAGATATGCCTGCAAATTGGGATACTGAGTTTTTTATGATAAATTATGATTTATTAAAAGATGCAAATGATAATGACTTGTTTTATCCTAATGGTTTTTATGATGATTATGATAGTAGAGTATTGGCTTCTACTAATAAATACTTCTTCACAAAATTACATGAAGGAGAAAGAGGACTATTGCCTAGATATATGAATGGTAAAAGTGACTTGCTAATTCAATGGGATGCCTTACCTGCTAAAGAATATTTAAATTACAATGTAATGTTAAGAAAATCTTGGAGTATTGCACTACCAACAAAAGCATTAGAAAATGGATATACTAAAATGAGTGCAGGACAGCAATTGTCTACTCCTTGGGATTTATATGCTAATTTAATTCCAAGAATACCTGTAAATTATAGAAATGCTAGAATGTGTGAAAATTTACTATACAAATCAAACAGACAAAAAGAAACTGCCAGTAAACTATTAAAAGTGGGATATAGGTTAGGTAAACTTTAACATCTCATCATTTAGGTCGGAAAGAATTTTCCAATGTAATTTACCTTTTTCTTCCCACTTCTTAACTAGCTTAGCTTCATTAGGATTGTGGGGATTTTTATTAGTTGAATTTATGGGAAGGTGCCAACTTGATGGGTAATCCCCTCCTGTTTTAAAAGGTAGTTTTTTCGCAAAGAAATCAAAACCAATTAAAGTTATACTCTTACACTTGCACTTCTGCAAGAAAAACAATATACCCAAAAACCCTGCACTTGGTCTTGCACCATTTCCATAAGCATTATTCTTTGCTCCCACTAATTCAAATATTTTCATTAACTCGTTGTCATCAAACATATCATTATCATGCCCCCAAGGCGGAGGTCCTCTGTGGTCAGGGTATTTGTCCAAGTGTATACGAGAACGATTAAATAAAGGATACGCATCTTTAAAATGCTCGTGTAAATTTACTCGAAGCCACCCTGTAATCCATATATCTGTACGACTTCCTATATGTTGATGTAGTTTATCTTCGGGAATACCTTTTCCAAATCGTACAACTGTGTCAAAACTATCTATGTATTCCCCAAAATCATACTGTAGAATCTCTACTGAATTTCCCACAAGTATAATATTTTTATCTTTTGTTAGCTTTTGTAAACTGTCATCCATTTTGCTGTGTACTCCGAACACTCGTTTATATTTAACCAAGGCCCACCATCTGTGTAGTGTAGAGCTTTTGGTTGTTTGAATTTGTAATAATTTACCATGGCATTGTACTGCGCGGGAAGTTCCCCTATACTATCTGCCCAACGTAACTCATGCAATGCACCCGCTGGGGCTTGGTTTACATAATCATAAGTAAGTTCTTTACACTTAGGATTATTAAAAAGCATAAGACTTGACCAGTATTTTCTAGGATAAGCATGGTTTTTCTTGTTTTTCATTTTCTTAGGTTTGACGAGGAAACTAGGATGTTTTACTACATGAACTGTATGTTCATCGGAAAAATAATCCATAACTTCTTCAGGGTCACAGAGCCATAAGAAATCTCCATCACAGAATAAAGCTTCGCCTTCATAGTCACAGAGCTGTGGTACTAGAAAACGAGTAAAGGCAAATTCTGTACTCTCGTTCTGAAATGGACGAGTATATTCGGATATTTCCGATTTTTTGAGTGGTATGATTTCATGACTGGAATTGTAACGAAGTATGCTTTTTGCACAGACGTCAAACATTTCTGGGTATGCAGATTCGTAGCCTATAAAGATTTTCATTCTATTATCCTTTTTTGAAAATAATGTTCCATTTTATTATCTTGAGGTACAGCATAGTAAAGATTAGGTGTTAAAGGGTCTTTAAAATATACTAACTGTGGTTGTGTTCCTCGTTCTACTATACTCATTACTAATTTTCGCATTAGTACAAGAGTATCGTCTTGTATTCGTTTTATTTTTTGTTTTAGTGCTTTCCTAGTATCATCACACATTTTTATATTTTTATATTCTTTACTATTTGGGTCTAATCTTTCTATATCGAAATCTTGCGTTATATAATAGTCTTTTACTTCATCTTGTACAAAAACTGGTAGTTCAGGTAGATTTGGGTGTTTACCTACTCTTCCTTCTTCTAAATCTTTTCTTACATTGTGCATGTACAATTTCATCCAATCCATATTTGTCATGCCATTGGACTCGTCTGCAACCATACCGCCATACATATTATTGTATACATAAGTACAGGGAATCTCTTTTAATCTTCTAACTTCTAATTCTTTTTGGTAATGTTTATGTTTTAATTGTAAATAGAATCTTGTGTCTTCACCTATTCTCATTTTTTCATCAAATCTTAACTTAGCTGCTTTTTTAGAATACCATACAGGTCTACAGTGATTATCTACCATCATTTGATTAGTTACATGAGAAAAATAAGTCTCATTTAACTCTCTGTTTAAGGCGTGTACTTGTCCTGTATAGGTAGCATATAAATCACATACTTTTTTTATACCGCCCATTTTTTGTACTTTCTTTCTATACTCTTGTTGGTATTTATACATCATAGGTACATATGTGGCGAAATGAGCATAGTCTTTTTTATAATTAGAAGGTCTGTCAGGGTTATTCATTATTCTAACAAATATTCTCTGCCCATACTTATCTATATTTTGTGACCATTGGTGATAAATAATAATACTGTCAGGTGCATTTTCTTTTGCAAGACTCTTATATAAATTAACCCCATAAGGGGTTAATATATCATCTCCGTCTATTTGTACCATATAGTCATCATCAGACTTTTGAAATATTTTTAGTAATTCATTTTTACCTTTTCCTGGATTGCCATTAGACTCTGTTATATGACATTCTATTCCTTTACTTGAACACCATTGACTTACTTCTTTTTCATACTCTTTACTTAATGTATTTACTACTACTACTGCATCTTTATATGATATATTAGACCACCTAGGATCAAAGTGACATTTCAGTGCTTTGAAGCTGGTATCGGTTTTTCCTGTACGGTTAAACCAATCTAAGTATCTTCCAGATGCAGAAGTAAGTATATAAAATCTAAGAGTCTTCTTCACCGACGTCGCCACTATTTACTTGATTACCTAAATCATTAATGTACGCTTGTCTAGCTGTTTGGCATATAGCAATAAGATGTTTACATCTATCTATTTCTACATCCGCCACATTTATAGACATAACTATAGCTTGTTGGTCTTCTGTTAACTCACTAACAACGTGCTCTACACCGTCAATAGTAATTTTTTGGTTATTGCTCATTTAAATATATCCTGCCAATTTCCTTGTGTACTAGCCTTAGCATACTCGGTAGCACGATTTTCAAAAAAGTTGGTATGCTCAACTGCATTAATTTGCATATCAATCCATGGAAGAGGATTTTCAGTACTATGGAATATCGCTTTCATTCCTAGTCCTAGTAATCTTCTATCTGCAATATAACGAATATACTCTTTTACTTCCTTAGCTGTTAAATCTTCAATATCTGCTTTATCAAAACAAACATCAATAAATTTATCTTCTAATTCAACAACGCGTTCTGCTGCACAGTATATCTCATATTTTAGTTTATCTGTCCATATATCTGGATTTTCTGCAATAAAAGTCCTAAAGAGTTTTGATAATCCTTCAACGTGAAGTGACTCGTCTCTTATAGACCATGTTACTATCTGCCCCATACCTTTCATAAGATTATGTCTTGGATAGTTTAAAAGGATAGCAAAACTACTAAATAGTTGTACTCCTTCTGTAAAACCACTATAGACTGCCATTGTCTTTGCAATCTCGTGTGGGTTTGACATATTAAAATCAGTTAAATACTCATGCTTTTCTGCCATAGCTTGTATTTCAAAAAATTCTGTGTATTGGTCGTCTGACTTTCCTAGTGTCTCCAGTAATAAAGAATAGGCTTCTTGGTGTACTGCTTCCATAGCAGCGTAACTTACTAGCATCATTCTTATCTCTGGTACTTTAAATGTTGGAAGATAATGCTTTGCATATCCACAACATACATCTACATCGGCTTGTGTAAAAAACTTAAATATGTTATCTATAAGTTTTCTTTCGCCTTCTGATAGTTTTTGACTATAATCTTTGATATCATCTTGGAGTGGTACTTCTTCTGGTAACCAATGCATTTGTTGTTGTTTTTTATAAAACTCAAACGCCCAAGGATAATCAAATGGTTTATAATAGTCTCTTTCTTCTAATAATTTGCTCATTTATCCCTCGCAACTTAGACAATCTGATTGCTCAAAGATTATCTCTCTTTTAGCCTGAGAAGTAACATTATCAGCTCTGCTGATTGCCTCACTCCTTAGGTAATATAATGTTTTTAAATTTTTTGCCCATGCTAACATATGAATATTATGCAAGTCTGCTTTATTCACGTCAGGCGGGAAAAATAAGTTTACACTCTGTGACTGGCAAATAAATTGCTGTCTTACAGAGGCGTGTTCAATAATCCAAGACTGATTTATTTCAACAGCAGTTTTAAATACATCTTTATCCCACTCGTCTAATATTTCAAGGTGTTGAACACTTCCTTTATTAGCAACTATACTTCTCCAATGTTCTGTATACTCTTGCTCGGTAGCAGACTTTTCTTTAATAATATCGTCAAGATATTTATTCTTTACTAAGTTACTACCAGTTTTTGTTTTCTGAGTATATGCGTTTGCTCTGAAAGGCTCTATACTTGGAGAAGTGTTACCACATAAAATACTAGAGCTTGCATTTGGAGCTATCGCTAATAAATGTGCATTTCTTACTGAAGCTGTGTCATCATCAGGACATGCTCCTCTTTCTATTGCTAGTTCTCTAGTAGTTTGATCTGCTTTATTTTTAATGTAAGCAAACATTTCTAAATTAGTACCACCTGCCATGGCACTTTCAAATGGAACACGATTCTTTTGTAAATACGCATGAAATCCCATGGCGCCTAATCCAATGCTTCTCTCCCTCATAGCACTGAATTTGGCTCGATCTAACTGCTCTGGTGCATTAGCAATAAAACTTGTTAATACATTATCAAGCATACGAATTAAGTCTGGTATAAATGCAGGGTGATTTTTCCACTCATCATAGTATTCTAAGTTTACAGAAGAGAGACAACATACTGCTGTTCTTTCTTCATCTGTTGCGAGAGTAATCTCACTACATAAATTACTATGATGAACTTTTAATCCTTTTCTTTTTTGGAAGTCAGGTAGCTCATTCTGTACTGCATTTTCGAACATAATGTACGGCTCTCCTGTTTCCATTCTATTTTGTAAGAGTTTAACCCACAATGCTCTAGCACTAACTGTTTTTACGATCTTCTGAGAGTGAGGATCCACCAAGTCCCAGCTATCATCGAAGTTATCAACTTTTCCAGCATTGTGTATTCGCTCCATAAAGGCGTCAGAGATAACAACACCATGGTGCAGATTAGTGCACTTACGATTAGTATCACCGCCTGTAGGCTTTCGTACATCTAGAAACTCCTCTATTTCGGGGTGTGATATGTGTAAATAAGAAGCGTAACTACCCCGTCTAGTTACCCCCTGGCTAAACGCCAACATCTCTGCATCTACAACTTTCATGAAAGGCATTACTCCAGTAGACTCTGAGCCTTTTGATGTTTTACTTCCTATAGAACGAACATCACTCCAGCTACCGCCAATGCCTCCTCCAAAAGATGATAAGAAAGCATTTTCAGTAAAATGGTCTGTAATACCTTCTCTGCTATCATCTACATAATTTAAAAAACAACTAATGGGTAGACCTCTTCGAGTACCTCCATTAGATAATACTGGAGTTGCAAACATAAACCATAGATTACTTACATAGTCATATAGTCTTTGTGCATGGTCATCATCATCTGCAAAAGTTTCTGCTGCACGAGCAAAAGCTTCCTGTGGTGATGTTTCACCTGGTATCATATATCTATCTTTTAGAGTTGCAAGTGCAAACTCATCTAAGAGAGAATCTTTACTAAAATCAATTTTTACTGACATAATTTTCTACTAATCCTATAATTTCTTGTGAATGACCTAAGACTGCTCCGTCTACGTCATAAGTTAAGTCCATGAGTTTTAATCCAATCTCTAGTCCTTCTTCTCCGAACTCATTTAAGTTCTGAATGAATTTGTACTTTCCTTCTATTGGCAAACTCGCCATGATATCAAAGATATCTCCATACTGTTGTATAATCTGTGTGGCTCTCTTAGGCCCTATTCCATCAACACCAGGAACGTTATCTCCTTTGTCTCCAGTTAAGCACTTATATGTTAAGAAGTACTCAGGATCAAAGTCATAATGCTCGTCCCAATTTAGGAGTGTTGTTTCTTTTCTAGTAACTGTAGAAAATCTACTTATGTTACCATCGACTAGTAAATCCCAGTCTCTATCTGATGACACCATCCATATCTCATCAAGACCTAGTTCTTCTCGATTCTGTGTAATAAGTGCGGCTATATCATCAGCTTCTACACCTGCATACTTTAGTGTAAGATAACCCTTACGAGATAAAGTTTTAAGTGTAGTTGAAAATTCTGCTAAGAACATTTCAAATTCTTTTGCTTCTTTTTCAGTTTGTTCTGCATATCGTTCTTTACGATTTGCTTTGTACTCTGGATAGATTCCTTTACGATAATTACTACCGCCATCGCCTAATACGACTATCTCTCCACAGTTATAGGACTTTGCAAGAGACTGCACTGTACGAACATATTCATGCTCGAAGTCTGTAGTTCCTTGGTGTTTCCATCGAAAAGCTAGATTGAGTCCATCAACAATCAGTAAATTCCCGTTCGGGGTCGCTTTTCCATGGTTCATAAATTGTATCGCCATTTGTAAATTCCAGGTTTTGTGTTTCGAAAAATTTCTCAGCAAAGGTAACATAGCACCCTAGCCAATTAATATACATATGTTTTTTGTAACATGGCTTTCTTGTCGTTGCCACGTACCATTGTGAGTGATTTTCTTTGAATATAAGTAAAGGCTCTTGATTCATTTGTTCAGCCTGTGTTACTAATTTATTCCACCACCCTACAAAGGTATTACTCTTTTGAGTAAATATTTTGTGATTAAATGCCATATCTCTATAGAATTTAACTTCTATGGTAAATTTATTATCTTTATGAGGAATCATTAAGTCCCCTTTTATTTTACCACTACCACTGCCAGGAGTCTGTGTAAAGGATTCTCCTGTTATTCTATGAAGCATCTCTGCTACTTTAAGTTCTGCGTTGTTTCCTTTCTGTCTGCTATTAACCAATTAACTTCTCCAACTCTACGTAGCCACCGATATGTTTATCGTCTACTAGTATTTGTGGAAAAGTTCTTGCTCCTGGGAATAATTCCCTAACATCAGACGCAGAAAAATCTACGCCAATCATTTTATATGATACCTCAGTCACTTGATCTACATGGTCAGCTAAGAACTTAGCTTTTTTGCAGTAAGTGCAATTAGGTATACTATAAATTTCTACTTTCATATTGTCTCCATAAGATATATATTATAACACTTTTTAAGTTTCGTGTCAAGATATACTTTCGTGTTGCTATTCAAGATAACTAATATTATCCTCTTTTGTAATTTCTATTTTTTCTAGTAATGGGTGAGTCCAACCGTGTGAAACCATATAAGTATTTAAATTTTCTTCTTTTAATAATACTTCCACTACTTTTTCTTTTCCAACTTCATCTAACGCTTGATTTACTTCGTCAAGGAAAAGAACATTGATTTGACTTCTACTTATTGAAGTCATTAACTTCCTAATTGATACTAACGTTGCAATATTTACTCTAGCTAACTCGCCGCTAGAAAGAGCAAGGATGTCAATAATATTGCCGTTATCTGACACTTCCACATTTAATTTATCATTCTCCACTACAAAGTTGATGGCAAATCTGCCATCGCTAAATTCTGCTAGGTATTCATTTGTAAGAATCTCTAACTCTTTTACTAAAGACTCTATCTTATATGCGAGGAGTCCGTTTGTCGAGAAAGCTTTCTTAAGTGTCTCAAGTACCGCCAATTTGCTTTCTGCACTCTCAAGTCTAGACTGAGACTCACTAAGGTCTGTCTCAAACTGTTCTGTTTGCTCTTGAATGATTCCAATTCTCGTATTATGTCGCTCTCGTCTAGTATTCTCATCTATGACCTCCTGAAGAGACGACCTAACAGTGGTAATTTTTGCACGAAGTTCCGCAATCTGTTTTTGGATTTCTTCTGCATTGATTGCTTGTTCTGGGAGCTCAATGTCAATAGACCTGTAGAGATCCTCCCACTGTTTAATATTCCTTTTTGCTTGTTTATGTATCTCATTCTCTTTACCAATCGTATCTGTGAGTTGTTGTTGTTCTTGCAACTCTTCGTTAATCTTTACAAGTTTAGTCTCATGTTTTTGTAACTGACTTGCTACAAACTCGTCATCTATAGTTTGACTGCAAGTAGGACATTCTGCATTTGTTTGAGACATTAGGTCTACATATTTGTCTACCATTTCTTTTTCTCTTAGACTCTCTACTTTGAGTGTCTGTACTGTTCCTAAATGTTCAATGTAAGGTTGTTCTTCAGGATAACTTGTCAACTGCATTTTTGCTTTATCAAGGTCTATCGATTTTAACTGTTCCTTCAGATTTTCATTCAGATTTATTTTTTTGTTCTTTTCGGAGATATTTTCAAATTCGTATTGTAAAGAACGCAAAGATTCTTCGTCTTTTTCTGACATTTTTGGTAAAATCATTTTATCAAGTATGGAACTATCTTCGAGAATATTGTCTGTTAACCATTTCTCAATTGTTGCAATTTTTGCAGTCTCCATTGTGACTTCACTAGAAGCAATACGTACTGCCTCTTTAAATGTATCAAAATATGCAACATAGTCATCAAGTTTTAATAAATCAATTAAAAACTTTTTACGATTTGTATCTGTCGCTGTTAAGAATTGTAATGATGCATTAGTATTCTGGTACACTAATTGCGAAAATGTCTTAAAATCAATACCCAATATATCCCCAAGCGTCTTGTACGTATTCGACGCTGTGTGTGAGCTTATATCTTCGCCATCTTTTGTTAGTTTACACTTAAGTGTAGCCTTTCTGTTTACGCTGATAACGTAATCAGAATCATCCACTGTAAAAGATAAGCTGATATTATAACCGCTATTGACATAACGGTTTGCGATGTCGGCTTTCTTAACATTTTTACTATTCTTATTAAATAATACTTCCTCTAAAATAAGGGGAATAGAGGATTTTCCCACTCCGTTTGTACCTACTAATTGTGTAAGTGTATCTCTGGATAGGTCTAACTCGTTGCCTTCTCCATATGAGAAACAATTATCCCACTTCAACTTCTGAAGAATAATCATTGAATACTCCTATTATATTTTTTATTTTTTCATCATCAAGAGAAAGTATCTCTTGTAGATATTTAATTAACTCGTCTGACATACTTAAGTCTCCACTTAAATCTAGTCGTGCGTCCACTGTTCTATTTACTACTTTCTTATCAAGAAGATCTGAGTTTTTGACTTTGGCCAAATCTTGTACATCTCCTGTAACTTCATAAATAGTGTGATGGAAGTCTGTTTGTTGCATACCCGCTGGGTCTTCGATAGTCTTTCTAATTAATTGTGGCAAATCAAATTTATGCCATGTCCAGCACCAGTCTTCATCAAAATGATGGGCATTAGTATCTATAACTAAGTACCCTGTTTTTACTATATTTCTATGAAATGATGTAGTCATTGGACTGCCTGGGTATACAATGTTTCTTTGAGTATTCTCGTGAGCATGTAAATCTCCTGCAAAAACCAACTTGTACTTATCAAATCTTTCTAGTTCTACTTCAGGCATAACATGAGGTGGTATTTCTCCACGAACATGAGTGAATAAGTAGTCTGCATCTATTGTTTCTATACTTTTCTTTCTGTGTAAATCTGCGTAGGGCAATATTGCCCAGTCGTCTTCGTAGTATGTTTCTGTAATAACTTCTACACAGGGGTTTAATTCTGTTGTAACTCTCTTTAAATTGTCAAAGAAAGTTTTGTTTTTCTTAGTGGCTTCATGGTTGCCATCATAGATAATTGTTCTTACACTTTGTCTCTTTACAAAGTCAAAGTACAAAGTAAGCTCGTCCATAGAAGGGACTCGATCAAACAAGTCCCCGCCTATGATGTGAAGAGTCACATTATGTTTATCTATAGCTTCCTGTACTTGTTCAAAGAACATCTCATAGCGGGAACACGCCCACGCTACAGGTACATTCTTTTGTCCAAGTTTAATATGCCAGTCTGCTGTAAATAAAATCATCCTAATAGTTCATCCCCAGGTGTCCATTCACACCCTGTTAATCCACCTGCTTTGATTGCTTGTAAAGTTCTAAGAACTTCATGAGCATTTCTGCCTGTGTCAAGTGCGTTAACACTTACATGTTGTATTATATCATTTCTGTCAATGATAAAAGTAGCTCTATAACATACTCCTGCTTCTTCGTGCACTATTCCTAGTTTAGAAGATAGTCCTAAGCCGCAGTCTGCCGCTAAGGAGTGTTGTATGTTTCCTATGAGTTCATTATCTTGTTTCCAAGCTAACTTACAGAACTCGTTATCGCCACTAATACCAATAACATTAGCTTCCTCTACTAACATATCCATTCCCGCAATTTCTGTTGGGCATATGAAAGTAAAGTCTTTTGGATAGAAGTATATAACTGTGTAATCTTTTTTCAAAGGTTCGTACTGTTCTGTGACAGATACTGTTACAAAGTTATTATCTTTGTCTACACCCTGCAGTGTAAAGGCAGGGAACTTCTCTCCAACGCCTATCATGATACGTCAAACTCGCTAGAAATATCTTCTGATACTTCACCTGCGTCATTGCCGTTAACTCTTCTTAATAGTTCAAGCTGAGCATCTGCTGTTGGTCTAACAAGAATTTCATCCATAGACTTAAGTCCTGAAATTAATTCTTTTTCCCAATCTTCCAATTCTCTTGGCTTACACTTAAGAACTGCTAACTGATATTCTACGTTGAATACCTGTGGACCAGTTTTCTTTCTTTTAAAATGAATGTCATAACCAGTAACTGGGTCTGTTGGGTCTCCCAACTCTTCCATTGCTACTATAACTTGGTCGAATAACTTTCTTTTTAGATTAAGAACTTTTATAGATTTATCGGCGTAGTCAATACACTGAACGGCATAACTCCATCCACATTTTAAATCAGGGTAAAAGTCTCGAACATGGTCATGTTCTACATTGTTGAATGTTTCAGAGTTTCTGTCAAAAGATAAGCACTCCATAGGAATGTTTTTGCCATTTTCTCCTTTAATCCAGTACACATATCTAGGAAGTAAGTCTCCTACCAGTCTTACGTGGTGGTCTTCTTTACCTGCGTAGTTATATGTTTCTATTTTGTTTTTTTGGGCTGAGCCCTTGGTTTGGTTGAATCCAATTGCCATTTTATTTCTCCATTGTCTCCTCAAACATAAAGGTAATCCGACCATCCTTTATATCAAGCAGTCTGTTATTTTTTATAATTTCGTCTGATATCGGTGATAACAAACAGTCTAGTGTGGTGTTTTTAGTATTCACATAGTCGTGATAATTGCGAAAGGATGCAACACCTGCATACTCTACAACTTCTCTATCACTAAATGTGCGTCCAACTTCAAGTAGCTCTCTCGGATTTTGGAGATACGACTTGCCGCCGAAACGATGCTGATAAAACTTAAACGTTTTATCATAGTAATTTTTTGGTTGAATCTTATAAGTCATAATACGAAGGATTTGTATTATATCATCAACACTTCCTTCGCTTACTCTCATTATCTTATTCCAATTAAATAGTAACATATTATAACAAATTTTTAAGATTGTGTCAAGAACTATTTTTCTCAGCACTATGGGAACTCAAAGTTCCTGGGTCAGGACGGTTACTTAATCCTTTACCTGCTTTTCTTAGTAATCTTTCATCTGCAGGATCTAAAGTAGCGTGTACTCCCGCTTGTGCCATTTTAATTAAACTACCTTGATATATGTAGCCTCCACAATGCATTAATTCTACCATAGGCAGTGCCCATATATCTATACCCAATGCTCTTACAGTTTCCGAAAACATATAATCTTCACTTAAATATCTGTTTTGGTCATTGATTATACAATCAAAATATGCCATAATCTGTTCGCCTCGTTCAAACTCTCCTTCTCTTAAATGGTCAGGAGTATATAGTCTTTCTGGATGAGCTTTATCATATTCTTCAAATACAGACCTGTGTATAAGCATAAATCCTGTTGCACCTTCTTTAATTTTTACAGGCTCATATATAGGAGCTTGCCCATTTTCATACTCGTTAGGCAAAGGATTGAATACCATATCTCCTGCAACTTTTTCTAGTCCTCTAGGGTCATCGTCGTATGCACCACTTTTTGCTGCATGTAATACTTTCTCCCAAGCTATAGTTTTCTTAGGATATAAAGCACATAGTACTTTGTACTTTTCAGGATTTTCTGAGATTAGATGCCACATATACATCAAATCCATAGCTCCCCAAGCAATATCACTATCTACAAAAAGTAAGTATTCGCACTCACTCTTTAAAAAGTTAGCCACACAATAATTTCTAGCTCTAGTAATTAAGCTTTCGTTAAACATATAGTATATTTGTAGATATAATCCATGGGATAAAGCTGTCCCTGTGGTGTCCATTAAAGACTTAGTATATAGTCCATGGCACATACCTCCGTACATAGGTGTAGCTAAAAATACTTTATTTTTTCGCATTTCCTCTATGTTTAGAGTGATTTCTCTTGATTTTTCGTTCATAATATTTTTACCTCATAATCCTGTTTTATATAGTAACCCATTCTAGCATTAGCTTGACGGGTTGCTGTTTTTCCTTTTAAATGTATATCAACCACTATGGGTTGTACTTTTCCCTTTTGTTCTCTTATAACTCTGCCTATTAACTGCGTGAGAAGAGGCTCATTGTTAACTGGCGTTCCTAATACTAAACAACTTAATTCATTTAGTGATATTCCCTCTGAAAAAATAGACTGTGTTCCAAATAAAATGTTTTTATCTTTACCTTTTATTAGTTGCATAGTATCTTCTCTTTCTTGAAAATCCATGTCCCCTGTAATTGATACCGCATTATCTCCTACTAATCTAGCGCAAGCCTTTAGGAAAAGTACTCTATCTGATACTACTAATACATTATGTCCTAAAGCTGCATACTTAGAAGCAATCATAGCTACACTATGTACATATTCTTCTTTATATGCCAAGTCATTAATTCTTTCTGCCCATGGCGTAAACGACCCATCTAAGAATCTTATATCTGATTTTACTATATGTATAGATGGAATAAGATAATTCTCTTTAGGCGGTTTAAAAACATTATTCCCAAAATAATCTCTAAAAACTACGTGCCTACCATCTTTACGCTCTAATGTTCCTGTCAGTCCTATCTTATAACGAGTAGGCATTTCGTCTACTATACGCGTAAAAGTAGGACTACTAACATGGTGCATCTCATCTAAAATCAATGTTCCAAATTCTTGTTTTATGTCGTCCATTTTTCGGTATAAACTCTGAATATTCCCGATAACTATAGGAGCGTCAATCTTGAAGTCTCCACTACCTATTCTGCCTGGTTCAATTCCAAAACATTTTCGTACTTCTTTTTCCCACTGATTTCTTAAGTTGGTAGTGTGGGTAACAACAAGTGTTTTCTGACCAAGCTTCGCTGCGATAGCTAAACCTGTAAAAGTCTTTCCCCAACTTACCCAAGCGTTAACTATAGCATTGTCATTAATCTCATCATGAACCGCTTTTTGGCTTGGTCGTAAATCAAACTTAAAATCTGCATGTTCTATGGGCGACTCATTTCTCTTATCTACTATTTCGTAATCATCTGGGATTAAATCCATTCTTCCGATAGGTATGGATATCAAACCTTCTTTTATAAATCGTATTGTTTTAAATACTAAAGGTGGGTCTGATGGTATACGAGGAGCAATAGTATAAGTAAGTTCTTTTTCTATAGAATTATGTAACTCTTTAGTTACACTCATATATATTCTGTTACTTAGAACTGCTTTCATGTATCTTATTTCTTAAATTCGTACTAGAAAAAGAGTGCTGTCTACTTGTGTAGAAAATCTCATGCAGTCCTTTGCCTGTAAAATGCCTCTCGACATAATCCTCTCCGACAAATCGAAGATGTATTTCTGTAGCCTCTAGTAAGTCTAGTAGACTTTGTTCTGTATCATATGGAATAATCTCGTCTACATACTTTACTGCTCGTAGTTGTATATATCTTTCAAATACAGATTGAACAGGTATATTCTTTTCTTGTCTATCTAGACTAGGGTCTGTCTGTAATCCTACTATTAAATAGTCACAGTTTTCTTTTGCTTCTTTGAGCATTACTATATGACCTGCGTGTAGCAAATCAAATGCTCCACAAGTAAATCCTATTGTTTTGTCCATTCTTCCCATAATTTTTTATTTTGTTTTTTCATTTCATCGGAATTATTATCCCAAGGACTAGACCACCCACATTTCTTTTTTCTTTCTCTTATGTGTTGTGGCAGATAGTCTTTCATAACTTCTCTTAGTAAGTATTTATATGTTCCTGAAGAATAGTCTTTATGTAATTTCATTTTTATCTTACCATCTTGTTGATAAATATATCTAGCAAATTCTTGAGTAAGATATACAGGCCTTGATTCCATTCCAAATAACCCACAAGTCTGGTCAGCAGCTAACACATTGTTTTCACTTGTTACCATTAAATCTATAAATAATGTAGAATTAAATCCTTCTTTATCATACTCAAATATGCCACCATCTACCCAAGTATATTTTTTAGGCCATTCTTTTTTCCAACTATCATTATAGCCTTTTGTATATCTTTTAGAATGATGTTGGTACCCACTAAAAAACTCATCTGCACTGTCTCCTGTTAAGACAACCTTACACCCATCCTCAGACGCTGCTTTGGCTAGAGCATATCTAGGGGCTCTTCTATTATTATCATTCCATATATAATTATTGCCTTCCATCCAAGCTTTTCCATAATCATCTCTTTGTTGTTTACTTAGAGTTACTACTTTGTAGGGAACTCCCCACTCTTTACAAGTTTTAATTGCTAATTTTGATTCTTGTGCAAATATTTCTTGTCTATACATATCTCCTTCTTCATCAGAATATGCACAAATATAAGCGGTTAAATCTAACCCCATATCTTTTACTATACCTAATGCGCAAGTACTGTCTAATCCACCACTTAAAAATATAGCTGTTTTTTGTTTATTTTTTGCTACTTTCCTTATCCCTTTTATTAGCTCAGTTTTAAACTGTTCTGGATTAAAAGGATTGTTTTCTATTTTGTAACCTCCCCACAAATTTAAACCTCTTTTTAATACTCCTGACATTATATTATAATGATACACTTGCCCAGGCTCTACTTTTCTAACTCCCTCAAAAGGACTATTATGTGCTATCCATATGGCATTGCCAAGAAATTTATCTGCTAAAGGGAGGGCTTTAACGTCTTTAAAACTTGTTAGACTTGTAGTTATAGTTATACCACTATTTTTTTCTCTTTTTATCCACAAAGGTTTTGCTCCAAAATGGTCTCTTACAATATCACATATTCCTGTTTTATAGTCCATATAACAAAAAGAGCCGTGCCAATTAGTAAACTCTATAAACTTAAATCCATATTTTTCATAACCATCTGCTAAGAATTTAGTGTCGTTTGATATATTGGAATCATACATTTCTCCATTGAATACCATTATATTTCCTTTACTTGTTATATAAGGTTGAACTTCTTTTTCTCCAGAAATATCTAACAGTACATGAGCCCATGTTAATGCATTAAAGTATCTAATAGTTTCTCCACGCGCATCAGGGCCTCGGAATCTTTGTGCATCTATCATGCCATCTATACTATTTCCTTCAGTGCTTACAACAAATCCACACATTAGTATTTTTTCCAACTAATAATTGTATCTTCTCTTATATCTGCCCACTTTGAAAACTCAACATCAAACATAAGAATTCTACCCCCTAGTTTATCGCCATCATTTAATGCACGAGCATCCATGCCTCTAGTATTTTCAGGTACTAAAGTCATTTCTCTTTCTTTTGTTTCGCCTGTTCTTAAGTCTTCGTACTGTACTAGTACTATTCCTTCTTCCAGTCCTTTTACCATTTTGTCTAAATCTTGCGCCATGTATCTTTTTTCCTTTCTTCAGTGAACTCCCATATAGCATAAGGTATACCCTTTTTATAAAGTATACCTGCCCATGTTTGCTCTACTCTTGGGGGTCTAGCAATAGCAAAAGGAAAAGGAATATCCTTTATCCATACTACTGCCGCCACCTCTTTTTTAATAACTTTTTTAATTTTGTGATACTTTAAAGGTGCTGTATCGAGCTTTTCATTATAGAAATATTTACCATCAGAGTCTACAAAATGTTTTCCTCTATGTTTTAACATTGCTACCTCATCATCACATTGGTACTTCAAAGGATAAATACTTTTCATTGGAGTTTGTAATCTTCTTATTCCAAGACTTTTTCCTAACATATTTCTATCATCAATGACTTGGTCTTCAAGCCATAACATATTGTCCAGTTCCTCTGGCTCTCCATGTATTACATAAACAGGATATTTAGTCATTCAAAGTCCTTTGTTGATTCCATGTTTTATTCCAAAAATCTATAACCTTTTCATACTTGTGTTCGCCATAAGTACAAAACCATATTTCTTCAGGTTGTATTGTTGACACTTTATTACTTTTGGAGAGATCTAGTATATATCCTTTTCTCTTAGTTAAGTTCCACTCTATACAAGTATTAGCTCCTCTAGGGAAATACTTTTGTCCTCTATGCTCCCATCTCCATTCAAACCTAGTACTTATTACTTTTCCTAATCCCATATTATGTCCGAGAGATAACCAAAGATACCTATTTTTACTAATTCCACTGAGTATTGGCGTGCTTGTGCCTAGAAATGTTTCTATATTTTTATCACAATAGTCTACATAAGTATATCCTGTATTGTAATCTATGTAAGGATTCCTACTGTAAAACTCAGCAGCTTTTTCCAACATATAATCCCAATCTGGCTCAAAATTAATTTCCATATAACTTTTCAAACTTGCCTAGTGAATAATCATCAGCAACATCAAAGTCACATCCGACTGGAGCTCCTGGGATTGATAATCCTCTATCTTTTTGTATAAACTCCTGAAGTTTTTCTGAATAATGTTCTATCTCATCTTCAGGTACTTCTGCTAGTACGGAATCGTGAACAAGTGCAAATATTTTAGACTTCATGCCTGTCTTTTCTATGTATCTTTGCATATCTATACCGCCCATAAGGTTGATATCAGATGCAACTGATTGCACTAAGAAATTAATTCCACTACGCACTTCGTGTGAGGCGATTCCCTTGTCTTGTGAAAACACATCAGGTAATCTTCTCTTTCTACCAAATCTACTATATACAAATCCATTCGCTTGAATAAACTTTTTCTGATAGTCTAACCACTCACGAAGTTTAGGGAAAGCCTCAAAATAGTCTTTGATAGTATTCGCTGCGTCTTGCATACTGAAATACTCTCCACTATCTTTTGTTACTTGTTCACTAATCTTTTTCGGTCCTGCTCCGTACATGATGCCAAAGGTAACAGCTTTTGCTTGTTGTCTTTGCGCACCAAAGTTTGCTGCTATGTCGTCAACATCCCCTGGCAGTCTGAATACTTGTTTCGCAATCGTACTATGAAAATTACCGCCAGACTTAAATACATTCATAAGTCCTTTGTCATCTGCAAGTACAGCCGCACAGTATACCTCTGCTGTTGTTAAGTCCATTGCAACTATTTTGTTTCCAGCTTTTGCTTTGATACAACCTTTTACTGTTGGGTTGTCTCTTGGAAGCTGTTGCATATTCAGTTTACCACTACTACTCAATCTACCACTGGTTGTACCGTGAAGATTGAAACCTGTACGAAGTCTACCATCTCTATCGAGGTTTGGTATAATTTTATCAAGATATGTAGTTTTGATTTTAACTTTCTGTCTGACTTCTAGAATATGTTTAGGCACATCATGTTCTTCTGATAAGTTGCCAAGTACTTCGGCATCAGTTGACAGCGCACCCGTTGCAGTTTTCTTATCAGACTTCAGTCCAATATAATCAAATAACAATGCTCTTAATTGCAAAGTTGAATTAGGATTAAACTCTCCTTTATCTTTTATAAACTGCTTAATCTCAGGAAACTC